CACTTTCTCCAGAACCCAACGCGCGCGATACCCATCAACAGAAACAGCCACCTGTACTTTCTGACCATTCTGATCATAGTAGTAGGTGTTATCCGGGTTACGCTGATACTGGAAGATCAGGTCGGGCACGATATCCAGACACAGTCGTAATGTGGCGGCGTCACCAGCGTCCTCAGGGATAAGGCGCTGAACCATCATGCTGTTAGCTTTACCATTAATCGTAGTGATGAACGGTGTTTGGTGTGTAGCAAAGCGCGAACGCTCGTCAAATGTTTTACGGCCGTAAGTTTCCACCAATGCATCACCCGAAACCAGCTGGGGTGAGAGTGGACCGCGTTCTGCAAACGTAAACACGTGGGGAAGGTGAGTTGGGATCATCTCCGGCTCAATCACCGGGGGACGACCACTCTCATCCTTAATACCACGTAAGATCGCTTGCGGAGCGGCGTTCTTAAAGTTGACCATACTAAGAGCTCCTATGATCGATCGATCGAATTTTAACGTTAAAAAATCAGCCCTTCACGATACCGAAACGTACACTCTAAAATAACCGTCTTCTAAAGTCCATGGCACCTAAAAGACACGAGTGAAGGAATGATATAGCGACGACTAAACGGATGCACGACATCATACTATTAGATGATTGTCCTTAATTCAGTTTTGTCTATTCCTTTTTTACGTGTTACAAAACCGGTCTTGGACTATACGATAGGAAACTTTACCATGTACATTTCTCCTTATGAAACCTTAGCGTGCCGCTCTTACAACCTCGAACCTATTAAAAAAGGGATCAATTTGGCGAATGTCGAGGACGGTTTAACCTTCGCTACCTTAGGTAAAGAAACCGTAAACGGTGTGTTAATACTTCGCCCATCCGATAAAGAAACCCCGCTTTTTGCGCACCCTGTTCTTTGGAACAATGGGCACGGTAATTTTGTAGTGGTCGATGCCCGTGGTTTGGTGCGGGAAAATGCTCAAGGTGAATATCAGGTTACTCAGAAAACAGATTACACCTTCCAGGTGGGTCGTGCTGGTCTCATTCTACACGCTAAAGAAATGGGGATGGATGACATCCAGAACTTGGGCGACATAGCTGCCACCACGTTCTGTCGATACATTGCTGAAAACATTACCCGTCGTTTGGGATTGAGTCCTGAAGAGCAGGCCATCATTACCATGGTCTCGTGTATTTATTATTACTGTCTGTTTAAAGAGACTAGTGAACTGACCAGTCGTGATTTTGATAAGATGGTTCAAAAGACCAGTCGGGTTACGCGTTTGGGTGCAAACTGGATTTATGATCGAATGCCTGAACCAGTCTTTATGGCGAACTTGGATGAGTTCACCCGAGTCCTTAAAGAGAAGTTGGATTCTCCGCGCACCAAAGACTTGTCTCCGGCGGTATTGATTTCGTTCTTAGGGGGAGGATGGTTTGGCGCTAACGGTCGCGAAAATATGGCGGTGGCACTTGAGCACCCACCAACGTTCGTAACTATGGTGTACATTGCACTGACTGACCGTAGCTATCGCAATGCGGGTGTATCTAAAGCAGTTTTGCTGAACGATCGTAACGGTGCAGGGAAACAGTTTGTCGTCAATTACGAGCGCCTCCTCACTAACATAGGTGGTTAACATGTTTGAATACCTGGTAAATCATGCACACAACAACGTGTGGTGTACCCCTGACCAGGACTATCAATTTATCTTTAAACCGGCCCGTATCACCGGATCACGTGGTGTACTGAACCAAGTTAAGGTGGAGTGGCAAACGTATCGCCTCCCCACACTTAAGGAAGTGTATCACGTGTATCAAATCGGTCAGGTACATCCCAGACTGTTGGGTATCTTAACTGATGACGATACGTGGCACTGTTTCAGTGAGTTGAGTGATGTTGATAACCTGGTAGTCGATCTCTACACGAAGGCTGGTATTGAACTCCCCCGTGGGGAATGTTTCTTTATGCGGACACGGAATCGAAACATTGTGTTGGCATTGAAACACATTCCACGTGTGGTGGATCAAGTAAATAACCCTGTGTTTGTAAGGTTCTATTCCAATGCTTATTTTAGTAGTGATCGCAGTGACCCTGTTCACGACACGGTGCATGTACAATCGTTTGTAATGGACCGCGTGGACAATTACCTTCTATTCCAAAGGGATTATCATGATCACCAAAAACTGAAAGGACATACGTACCTGATTTATAACGGACTTTACGTACACGACAGGTTACCCACTGAAGTGGCGGTAGGTGATCGGCTTGAGTTTGTTTACGACAGTACTATTACTCAGGTAATCGATTTACCTATAAATACACTGGAAACGTTTGTCAGTGAGTTGGATGGTAAACGAAAATACTTAGTCCACGTACCTAAACGCGTGGATGACCGGATTGAATACCGCGATGACATCGATTTCTGGTTACTGGATAAAAACGGGGAAAAGTTTAAAGGGGTTTATTATCACAAGAATCAGGAAGATTCCGTGCGGATGGTTACCCATAAGGACTATTCATTACCGGTACCTTACTTGGTTGGGTACGTCACCGATAACGAAATCCTCACCGATATCCGGAACTGTACCCTTCGCCTGCATATACGTGAATCCGGTTACGATAGACCGTTGGTGTTTGAACACAATCGAATTCATGAGCTCTACAAACTTGACGATGTTGATATTGTTCGGGCTATGTTGGGGATCGATTCAACTGTCAGTGTTTGGCGTGCCGAAGAATTGGAAAAATCGGCTTATACTGAGATCATGCGGGCTAACGGGCGCAGCGTTACACCTGATCTGGTTCAAGCGGCATATGGTTATAACGCGATTACGTCTCTGGTGGCAAATACGCCACAGAAAACCGTACACGGTGGCGGGCGCTGGACGACTGAACTACCGTACATGTTATCCCACCAAGCCACCGTCTTTGAATATAACCAGAGTGGACACTTAACTGGGTTTTATCAACACACCGATAACTCGGTATACGTTACGCGGGACCTTGGAACTCGCAGTGTTGAAGCACTGTCAGGGGTAGGTGGTATTCGCTTGACCACACGGTACAATGAAGAGGAAAGTGTACTTGATCCTCGTTACAATCACCGGTTCTATAAAAGTCCGTTAATCCAAGACGCACCAACCAATCAATGGTCTACTGCAGAAGAAGGGGTGGACTATACGGTTGTAGACGGTAAAGTCACCTGGAGTGTCGATCGTAACCAGGTCTACACGGCTGTTCGCGATGACTCACACTTCTTGACTTACACGTACGAAATGGAACCTGAGGACGGGTTACTGCGTTTTAGTGTGGTGGCTGAAGAGAAACGGTCGGATGGTAACTGGTATCAACAGGTCTGTCATTTGCCGTTAGGGAAACTGGAACTATGGTTGAATGGGCGGCCCCTTATTGAACACCTGGACTATTTCGTTCAGTGGCCTGAAGTGATCATCACCAATAAAATGTATTGGGTAGAGGGACCACAACAGATCACGGTTCGGTGTACGGGGTTCTGTAACGACGACATGTCGCTAACACCGGTGGCCGAATTTGGTTTTGTGGAACACGGTCTTCTGAGTCGTAACCGCAGGTATGACATTCGTGACGACAAAGTCATGCGGGTCATTGCTGGGGGAACGCTGCAGCATAAACAGGATTTGGGTTTTGCTGAGAACCATTCGGGGGTTTACCTCGAGGGTTTGGCTAACGGGACACCGTACGTCATTGATGATGTCATTGTGCCGGTCAAAGGTGTGGATGGTGAGGACACGTACAGTCTTAAATCTAAAGCGTTGTTAATTGATGCGGAGATTTCAGACTACCTTACACACAAGTTACCTGAACCTGAAATTCCAGAGATCAGTCCGATCACCGAGCGGTATATGGTCTACAGTCCGTTCTGTTCTAAGATCATGTATGACTTCATCAATGGTGTCTTTTACCCTGAGGAGATCAAGGGACAGTACAGCGAAATTGACATTCGGAACTGGTGTAAGGGATACGAGTGGTTATTGGCGTACGACCCCACGCAACACCCGATTGATGATCGGTATGTGGCAATACATCCCCATAACCTCTTCAATGTGGTTGAGTTAGATATTTATCAGTACATGTTCTTAGAGCGTGTAATCAGTTTTTATTTAGACGATAAAGTTGACTTGAGTAGCTTTATCGCTGTCAAAGAAGGGTGGTTATAACGATGTCAACAAACGACACACCTATCGTACCCATCATTGACCCGAACCGAAGTCACCGACGGTGGCGGATGGAAGAGATCTACACAGGTCCCACAGGGTCAGGTCGGTACGTACCGAATTTGGACGATGAAGTTTTTTCTTGGGGTACAGGGCTGTGGCGAGTAATAGGCGTTGATTACTCAACAGGTCTTTCAGAGCTGCAGATATATATTCCGCCTAAGGAAGCTGATTCGATTGACCACACGGATGTCCTGTTGGGGACCGGACCGGGGTATCAGAGTGAGACCTTCCGTGCGTACCTCGACACGTCAGTGATGCCTCATGTTCTTGCTGTAGACTCTCGGTTGCGGTTTTATGGAACCACTAACAGCTTTGTTAAAATCTTCCTGGGGACTGACATTAGTGATCAGGGGACTGTGGTCTCGGCTATGTACGACCAAGGCGGTACTTTGCTAGGGGACAACATCCCACTAGAGTTGGTGGCGATGCCCAATGACCCCGTGAATGATAACCCGGGTATGAATAACTACGCCGTCAAGACACCTATGGTGGGTTACACCACTGTTAAAATGTCTGACAACGAAGTGGTTACCGTAGTGGCGTATGACGATGCTGGTCACGTCACGTCCATTGCGAAACTCTTGGTTAAGAACACTGCGTTTATCCGCACCAGTGACCAATCCAAGAAGTATGTAGCGTCTATCCACCTTGAATCGCCGTTTATGTCCAACAGTGACGATACCTTGTTGGAATACCCCATCAACCTACCGGTTGAAGCCATGGAGCTTCGAGGGGTAGTTACGTACAGTGATGGTAGTCGGCTGGTGCTCCCTGTGGATGGGACGAAGTTTGCGCTCCACGGCATTAGTAATTTTGTGTCTACCATTGTGGGTCAGCAGATACCGCTGGTATTGACGTACTACCTCTCTGAAGAGGAATACGTATACGGTGCCTCCACTGGGGTAACCAAGCACATTTCGATTCCGTATTCAGCAACCACTACAAACGTGGATGGCAGTTACAGTGTGAAACTCTTTGCTGCACCGGTTTGGGTAAATGCGATTGAAGGGTATCGTTTACGCTGGTTCATGTATAACCTCGATCGTGAAGAGGTTTACGAAGTCACTCAACACGTTCAATTGGCAGCAAACTCTCGCAGTTTCAACCCGATTGAATATGGAACGATGCAACAGCTTTCTGTTGCCGTTGACATGAACAAAGTGAATTCGAAATACACCAGCTATCGACACACTCAGACGGTTTCCATTGCCCTACTGAATCAAGGTAGTCTGGACCAGGAGAATTGGAACATCAATTACACACCTGGTCAGGAAGTACCTTACGGGGATAACTTCCGTGCTAACCTACGGTTTGTGAATACAAACTATTGGGTCCTGAACCTGAATAGTGGTTTCACCTCGAAAGAGACCTGGCTTGAGAATGTGTACTACAATGCACAGCCTCTGGTACATCCTGACTTCGAAAACCGTGCACCTGAACCTAATTACTTCACCATTGTAATTGGTAACCAACGTATTGAATGTCCGATTGAACAATGGAATTCGGATATTGTAACGCAGGTGGGTGTGAATGATGGGGACGTTGTGTTGATTGAGTTCTTCAAGCGTAATGCTGCGACCGACCTTCAGTTGGGTATCGGTGTTCTCCCTGTTCATCAGGAAATGCCTTCAGGTTAAAACATATACATTAAAATTGGGGAAGGCTGGCACCTGTAAGGGTGCTGGCCACCCTAACCCACTGTATGGATTTCTCCGTATGACTATACTTTTCCATGAAGACTGGAAGCGTTACCCGAACGCCATAGTCGACTACGAAACCAAAAACGAATCGTTTAAGCGGGTCGTCAGTCTGTTCTCTGAGATGGGAGTGGAAAACTGCCTGTTCCCGTTGACACTGATGCAACCGGAGTTACAAGGACTAGATCCGTTTGATGAGAACTTGACAGAAACCCAAAAGACTCTAATCGGTATTGAGTGTAAATACAACCCGTGGTACTTCTTACGGGAAGTAGTTCGTATACCTCCTGTGGCAGGACCACACCCGGTGTCCTATCGGGCGAACCGTGGTAACATTGCATTGACGTGGGCGTTCCTGTCTAATATTGACATAGCGTTGATACAGCCTCGACAGACCGGTAAGTCAGTTTCTACAGACTGTTTGATGGTGTGGTTGGTTCAGATCGCCTTGGATAACACCATGGTGAATATGATCACAAAGGACCACACACTGCGTACAGCAAACATTGAGCGTTTGAAGAAGATACGGGATTACTTACCTCCCTACTTACGTTATGTTCGTAAAGACGATTCAGATAACCAGCACGAACTCACCTGTAACGCGTTAGGTAACATTTACCGTACAGGGGTGGCCCAGAACTCCGAGTCAACAGCTAACAACCTGGGTCGCGGTTTGACCAGTCCAGTGGCACACATCGATGAGGGTCCCTTCATCAAGTTCATTGACATCACTCTACCTGCTGCTCTGGCGGCTGGCACAGCAGCCCGTGAAGAGGCGATGCGCAATGGTCGCCCGTATGGAAACATCTTCACTACAACCGCTGGTAAGAAAGATGACCGTTCTGGTAAGTTCATGTACAACTGGATTACGGGAGGCGCCTGTTGGAATGAAGCCTTTTACGATGCTAAGAACGTTAAAGATTTGGAAGACTTGGTAGCCCGTAACTGCAGTGGTCGTAAAACCATTATCAACGCCACCTTTTCGCACCGTCAGTTAGGCTATACTGATGAATGGTTATATAAAACCATCGCTACAGTAGGTGCGACCGGCGAAGCAGCAGACCGTGACTTCTTCAACGTGTGGACTAGTGGTACTCAGAGTTCGCCCTTGAGTACCAAGTTGAACGAAATCATCCGTGAGAGTGAAATTGAGATCAAGCACAATGAAATCAGTCGTGACAATTACATTGTGCGCTGGTTCTTGGAAGAGGATGAGATAGCCCAGTACATGGATGAGGGTTATTTTGCCTTAGGACTGGATACCAGTGAAGCGATCGGGCGGGACAGCATTGGTGGGGTGCTGATAGACTTACGGGACTTATCCACGGTAGGTGCATTCACTGTGAATGAAACTAACCTGATCCGTTTCTCCAAGTTCTTGGCAGAATTCTTGATCAAGTATCCTAAGGTTACACTGGTCCCTGAACGTAAGTCTACTGGACAAATGATTGTCGATAACTTGTTGCTGATTTTACCGCGTTATGACATTGACCCTTTTAAACGGATCTATAACGTCATCGTGGATCGCTCAACTGAGTTCAAGGAGGAGTATAAGCTAATCAGTCAACCCATGTCGACACGTTCGCGTGAGTTCTATGACAAACTCAAGAAACACTTTGGTTTCACTACAACTGGGGGGAGTCGTAATACGTTATACTCCACTGTATTGCAGAACGCGGCTAAGAATGCGGGGCATCTGGTGCGAGATAAAACCTTGTCGATGGAAATTCGTGGGTTAGTGGTTAAGAATGGTCGCATAGACCATGAGGCCAGTGGTCATGACGATATGGTAATTGCTTGGTTGTTAGGGAACTGGTTTGTGACTTTGTCTAAGAACCTTCAACACTACGGTATTGATCCTTCCCGTATTCTGACAGCGGTTTCAGCGAAGAGTAAAGAGTTGACCGACATTGAAATCCTTGAAAAGGAGATGTCGAATCGTGTTAAAGAAGAAATAGAAGAAGTCTTTGACGCATTGGTGAATGAAACGTCTAACATTGTTATCCTTCAGTTAGAGAATCGGTTACGCACACTAACCGAACGTTTACCAGAAGAGGACAGCGAAGCAATGTCTTTGGAAGACTTAATTCATAAAGCCAGTGAAGAACGCTTGTCTAAAGGGATGCGTTCTACACGACATACTGAACAAGGTATCCGTCGCATCAGTATGTGGTGAATAAACGACATAGTAAAGAGTCCTCCCGTGGGAGGACTCTATTTATAACGTCACGCGACCTTCTCTAGAACTGGACGCCAACCATAAAGACGGTTTACATCGCTTTTTCTATAAACCCGGTAGTGAGAATAACCTTGTCGACCACGATTCACGGCGTTACCACCATCAGATTCCCGACACCACGTTATACCCCCATCCACCGATGACCCGCCATTACTGATCATACCGAGATCGACATTCGTGAATGGGACAAATGTGATGTGTGGTTCTTCAGAGGCTGTGGTATTTCCGGACTGTGTAAGACTTCTATCCACTAAACGGTATATAATCCGATTCCACTCACTACCGTGTGTGATTGGGAGGTCGTAACCCATTTGAGTGGTGGGCCTCAGCCCTGGTGCGACTCCACCTAACAAACGGACCTTAAACGTGTCATTGTTTATAACGATGGTTTGGTCACCATTAATTAGACCAATATTGGCCAATTGATCCCATGTTACGGAATGTAGAAATGGTTTCTTAGCCACATAAAGTTCGATTCCATCGAGTCCCACGTTCAACCATCCCGAATCTTGGTTGATTGGTGACCCGACTGCTAAACCCAAAACGGAAGCTAAGGCGTCGCCAGTGATGAACTCTTCAGCTGAAACCTCTCCGTACCAATCGACACCACCGTCCGAAACAATGGGTCGTTTACCCCCCTTTTTTTTTCCTTTCCCTCCGGCTGTCCCGGAGAGTAACATTCTCTCAAACATTTTTAATTACCTTTTCGTTATAAAGATTAACGGCTTTGGTTAACATTATCTCGCGTGCCCACTCTTCGTGTTCCGCCTGAATATACTCAACTACCTTGTATCCAACATTGGATTTGTCGATTAACACCGCAACAAATACCCAATAGGGTTTAATCAACACTTTAAAATCGTCACCTACAATCCGATTAAACATTAACGTAACCGGACGATATGACATTTTCACCTGAGACAACCCCGGGCACTCTTCCTCTAACCCATGGACAGTATGGTCTCTCACTTCGCCAGCATAACACACAGTACCTTCTTCGACATTCGGCATGATAAAAACCTCCTGTACAATTAGAATGGTTTTAGCTATAGTAGTTCATTGAGAATGCACGCAAAACGATGTATAGCTCCAACCCTGTCCGTAGGCTGGATAGTACCGCTTTGTTCTTACTGTTCACTGCTTTACCCACAATGGAGTCAGCTAGCTCTTTGGCGCGAACCAGTGCCGGGTCAGACATTCGTGAGGCCATGTACAGACTCCTTAGTCTAGACACTAAGCTGGTCAAGTCAACATTCCCACGGATTAGGTTGCGGTTCTTAAATAAGAAGTCAAAGGCATGTAACATTAATTCGTCAATTAATTCAGCAATCTCACCCCCACCTTTTTGACCATAATTGATAGAGCAATACCGTAACGTATCCAGGAATAATTTTTCTGGCATGGTGTGCATGGCATCTTGGACCACTTTCACCACTTCGCCTCGGATAAAGGTGTTAACATCTTGGATAGTGGAATGGATATACCGCTTGTAAATAGTGATGCCGTTCTTACGGTCTTTCAGTATCACTTCACCGTCTAACTCAATCGTGCTGCTGGTGGAAACAATGCGACCTTTGTTGTTATTGATGTGGATAAGGATGGACATCATCTTCTTAACCACTTCTTTAATACGTCCTTGTATGTCGGTGATCACGTAGAAGATGGCTTCGTCATCGTCAAACTTTTGGAAGGTTTTGTAATGGATGCCGCTAGGGCTCACTATTTCCTCGCTACGGGCGAATAAGAACGCCCCCCAACTTCCGTACTGCTTTAGCCCAAACTTTCGACTGAGGCTCTCGTAGACGGCCTGAGCGACCTCTGGGTCAGTGGGGTACTTGATATAATGCGCAAACACACTAGTTAAGAACTTTACCTGCAGCATGAAGATGACGTCCACCATCGCTTTGTGGGCGTCGCGACTACTTAATGACTTCGTATTCATCAATTTATGCACTAACCAGACACTGCTCAAGTTTACCACGTCACTGGTGCGCTTAAATTCTTCATTGATTATTTCTAAGTCATACAATGCATCCGTCAGGGAGGTGTCGTCTATATCTAAGACTTCTCCAAACCAGGCTTCTCGATCGCTGGGTAAATACCGTACCGTGTAGACCCCTAGCAGGTTACTACCAAAGAAGTTAACATGGTCTTCGTTTTTGTTAATGAATTGGTTGACGTAACGGTTAAGTCGTTTAACCAACTTAGAGTCTATCGACACATTCGAACACTCGTCTTCAAAAACACCTTTTATTGTGCCGGACATTATCGCCACCTTTTAAAATTGAAAAAAAAACTTTATCACTCACAAAATAGCGCTATACTTTGAATGTCTTCGACGTATTCCCTATACAGAAAAGGAAGCCCCATTATGTTTAAGGTACTGTTTAGTCATTTCGACACCGTCCCTGCTAAAGTAACAGTCGATAAAGAATCAGAACGCACTCACATTGAGCTGCGTATTTACAATAGCGAACCCTTGATTCTGATGAAAGACCTCCCACCCGCCATTCAGGCTGCTGCCGACTGGTGTATTGAATGCTTCATTGATGGTCGCTTCTGGACCATTGAAGGGGGTCACGGTGAAGTGACTAACCTAACCTACGAAGGGTTTCCTGGTATTGATATCCGTACCAAAATATTTGGTCGCGCTTAACGCTTGTTGTTGTGCGTTTTTGGGGAGGCATTGCACTCCCCTTTTTTTATGCCCTTTAAATAAATTTCAAATATATATTACTAACTTGAATCCGTAATGTTCTTAGGAGAACACAATGACACAAACCGTCAATATTCTTTCAGACGATGGGAAATCTTCCATCTACGCTGAGCGCATTTACAAGAAGCGCATAAAAGTTTACAGTTTCAGCTATGAAACAGAGAGATGGGGCGATGCACGGGTTATAGCGGAAACCGATTTCAAGGACAGCTACCCCAGACTTTACCGTAAATTGCTGTTAATAGAAAGTCGTGGAGGTGTGCGATGAAATTCTGGTTACTGTGCAACGTTATCTATTGGTACGTTGTTTACAGAAATAAACCTTTAACCTTAAAAACTTTCCGGTGGTACCATTACTGGTTCCGTTTTACAGTGTGGTTACCTGCAACACTTTTCACTCTACTGAAGTCTGAGGGACCTACCGATGGACGATAACATTCAAACCTGTTTGACCCGTATGGTGGAGGACGTCATCACCCACCCCTTTCTGGTGGATTCTTCACCGGACGTCAATTTAGTCTTTGACGAATTATTCAATCTCTACCCATCTGACCTTAAAACCAAAATCGGGTATGTACAGGATACCTGTGCACACGTCTTCATAGACGACAGGAAAAATTATGAAGCCGACATCCCAGAACTACTGGAAACTGAAATATTCAGTGTAGATATGGATAGTAAAGTAATTCAAACGGATAAAGGCCTCATTCGTTTCGCTTAAATACCGAGTCTCCTTAGGGAGACTCTTTTTTTTTCGTCCTTTAAGGGGAATGGTGTAGGTAACCTAAGGAGTAAAGTAGAATGTCCATTAAAGATTTATTTGCCAGTGTCGATGATGAAGTTGAAACAGACGTCGAAGAAGTTGAAGAGACCGAAGAAGAAAGCGCCAGCGCGATTGCTGAGCTTTTCCCGAAGGTCTTCGAATTAGTCAACCGGTCCATAAACGACGGTGAGGAGGAAGAAAGTGAAACCTCCTTAGAGAGTATCAAGGAAGACTACGATCATGACAGCAATCCTGAGGTAAGCGATGATGACCCCGTTAGTCCTGACGAGCACCTCACCGATTGGGGTACCGATGTCGTTCTGTACCCAGAACGGGACAATGGACTTTCCTGGTCAAAAACGTTTAAAGACCGTGCAGGTAACTGTACAGTGAGTCTGAGTTCTACTCTAGCACTAGAAACCATGCAGATGGATGAAACGGCTAAACGTGAAGTGTTAGAGAAAATGCGACAGTCCACTAAGGTCTACGCACTGCCTGAGGAACAGGATGGTTTCACGTCCAGAACCAGTTTGATTGAATCGAATATGGTTAACCCTGAACGGGTTGTGGTCGTGGACGATACTGACTACGTAGATGCAGATGGCGACTACGTCGAACGCAGAACCTTTGTAGACTCTTTACGTGAACGCGGTGCGGTAGTCGTTAATTCGGTTGAGGCTGCTGCTGATTACGTCTCTACGTACCTCTACTGAACAGCATAAACAGGCGGCCTCCCTGACGGGGGCTGCCGATATGCCGCCGCTGCGCTAATAAGAATTTTCTTTTTTATTGTTTTCATTCTCTTCGAGAATAGAGTGAATAGTTTTATAGTTTAAAACTACGTTTACGTTGAGTTTTAAACGTTTTCTTTTTTACCTTATACACAATATATTCTTCTTAGTAATATTTTACGTAGTAGACATATGATTTGTTAAGAAAAGCCGAGTGAGCAACGCGAACGAGAGCCTACCTAACGCCTCCTTGGACGCAGTCCAGGAGTGAGCGCAGCGAGCGACTGGAATGGGGGAAAGGGGGCAACCAAAAGCGGAGAAACGGAGTTTCTCCTTTCCTTATTGTTTTTATATACACAGAAAAGAGCAAAGCACTCTTACCGTAAGGTAGAAGAGTGCTAGTGGTTTTATACTGTTTAGTACACCCAAATAGAGGGTAGGAATATGACTATACTCTTCGGTAAACTGGTTCGAGAAACCTATACCAGTCCAAATGGCGAATTCCATTTGTATCTGTTACGTATCCATGGGGGTGAAATGGCATCAGCGGTATTCATTGGTACGCACGCCCCTAAGGCGTTAAAGAGTGTTGAATACCAGTTACACGGAGAGTGGCAGCATAACCCTCGTTACGGTCGACAATTTTTGATTGACCATTTTAGTCGTCCGGTTAAAGAGAATCGCACAGTGGATCAACGGTTGGATACTCAGACCGTTATTCAAGCTAAGAAACGGATTGATCCTAACGTGTATGGGATTAAACAAGACGAGTTATCGACTACGCTAGAATGGTGGTTATAGTGCGACTAATAGGAGTCTCTCTAAGGGACTCCTTTTTTATGCCGAATTAAAAATATTTCAAATATATATTACTAATTTGAATTCCCACAGTTTCTAAAGGAGAAACACAATGGATAAGCGTGAAGTTTTTCGCAGTAACATATCAGCATGGACCCGTCGACTGGGGCTTGAGAAGCCCACCGACATTGATTCAGTGGTCAAGGTGGCCCAGAAGATGGGACTTGACATTGGAAGTCGCTTCACCGCGATGTTTGTGGTGGCGTCCAACTACCTCCTGACTAAGGACTTGATTAATGATCGGGTTCAGCGGAGGAAGGTGGCGTGGGTGACTGCTCACGTTGCCTACTCTTTTTGCTATGGTGAACATAGTAAAACGGGTGGTAGCATACCGGCGGTGACCGCATTATTCTCAGGTAAAGCCGGTGCCGAGTTCAGTGACCGCGAGCGGACACTCGTGGCAGATGTGGCAGGGACTATGATTGGTAGTCGATCTGTCGATCGTAGTAAACCCAATATGGTTAACAACATCCTCAAGAAGGTGCGTTGATTAACCGGTGTAAAAAAGATTCCCCCTTATTGGATGGGAATCTTTTTTTTTTCTTTTTTAAGCCTTTTAAATAAATTTCAAGTATATATTATTCAAGGGAGTATTAACCAAAGTTGTTCTAAGGAGAAAACGAAATGGGTAGTTTGTTGAACGTTGAACTGGTTAGTGTAGCCATTAACTCTGACCATCTGGAAAAATTCGCCCCGGGGGTTTACCACGAAGTGGATACCCATAAAGCCGTTCTGGTTAAAAAAGGTTTGGGACAGGAGGATTCCATTGTTAAGATAGAACCTAACGGGACTATCGGTAACCCACACTACACATTTGAAACGGGTCTGTGTGTACATAGTGACACCGAGATATGGGTAAGTGGGGCTGAACAAGTTTTTTGAAGAAAACCCTATTGAAGACTATATCTTTTAAAAACAGCTTTATAAGGGAAATAAAACTATGGCCTATACTGCGCTCATAACACGAACCTATTGGGATCAATGGCTAGAGTCTAGCGAACAACGCAAGGTTGTTAAACCCCTTTCCCCATCGATGGTGTTTATCATTGACAAAGGCTGGTTAATGTGTCGCGACCACTCAGTTGAAGGTGACTGGCAAAAAGTGGTGGGTGTCCCTGTATACCCCATCGAAGGACTGGTATGTGGGGAATTCACACCGGGTTACAGTACGACAATCCAAGGGGAAGGGAAAGCCTACTACTTTGAAGATATTATGATAATACCCGGTAACTTGGGTCAACAGTTACAGTGCCATCTCGTTTTTAAACCACACTCTTAAGGAGAGTAAATATGGAACTAATTGATTCAATCAAGGTGATTGTTGAGCACCCAACTTTGACCGACTTTAACGAGTCGATGTGGTTGACCGACTCAGACACATTGAAGTCATTCCCGGATGACTTTCAGGACGCCGTATTAGGCCTCACAGTCGTTTGCAACGCGTACCTGATAACTGACTCAGGGGGACTTGAAACGAAGTACACAGAGGCTCTCAGAGCCGTAGGGTGTCGGGTAGGTCCAGGGGAACAGGATTCGTTTGGCCTATTGACGGCGATACTCTACACACCGAAGGGTAAAGTGTTGTTTGGTTGATAGGGGGACTTGGGAGGGACTGTGTGTCCCTCTCTTTTTTTACTTATTGAAGAAGGTGTTGACATTGACTAATAACACACGGGCGTTAATCATTCAAACGAAACGGGTAATAGAAGAAGGTGGGGAATACGATAAATACGAGGAGGTCTTGACCTACTTTGTGGAAAGTGGCCTACTTAAAATCGTGAAAAAAGACCAAACAGTCTGTTACCCCATTAATGAGGTGGTGAAGATAAGTGTTTACCCAGAACCTTTTTGGTAACTTTCACTAAAACCGGAGCTAGACAAGATGTCCGATGAAACAAAATTACAAGGTATAAAAGCGATACTGTTAGGTATCATGGGGTTAATGAAACCAACAGATCATAAAAGTTTCCTTCTGCTGGATAACCTGAACCTCATAATCGTGAGATTCCATGACTGTTATGAAATCAAGTTTAAGGAATACGGTGTTTACGTGGCATACTGGTTTTTGCTGAACGAGGATATTCCTGATAGTCGAAACCTGGATTTGTTTGTACATTCGATTTATTCCATCAGTCTGGAATATGACGACTTTTACGAACATTTTGATGTTTTACGTAACTCTTGTTAACTCCTACGCAGTTGAAGTATGATCTAGGAAGAAGAGAGAGTAACAAAAACAAGGAGTCACCGTAACCCAATTGACTTTTACACCCTTTTCAAACATTCAAACGAGAAGGGGAGGACGCTATGAACCACTCTCAGAACTACCGCCTGAATCGAGAAAAAGCACAAGAGCTGTTTTCACGACTCCCCAGTCACACCACATTTGGTGACATCATCAATACGTTTGGACGTATTAAAAACCCGAAAGAGATCAGTATGGATGAGTTAATTGTAGAGATTAACTACATCACTGAAGAGCGTTTGAGAAACACTCAAGGGTAACCCAAGAAAGGAGAAACACAATGCGTGGTTTCAAAACACTGCTGAATGCTATCGAAGCATTGCTGGCACCGTAGTACGAAAGGGTGAGGTTTCCCTCACCCTTTTTTATGCCGAATTAAAACAGTTTCAGGTATATATTACTTATCTGAAGACTTTACGTGAAGTTCACGTGTATTGTAGTAAAACCCATTAGATTAAAAGGATCTAACCAATGAAAACTATCACTTTTTATAACGATGTACTCCCGATCGACCTCGTTGGTGCAGAGGTAATTTACCCTATTGAGATGAAATGTTTCACACACTTCTTTGATCGGGTGGTGAAACGACCCACCTTCGACAACTTCGAAAACGAATTTGTCTGTTACTTCCGTCACGTAGTGAATGAAAATTTGGACCTCTTTTTGTTCCTTGACCTTACGACCAACAAAATCTTCGGTGTTTCGACCCCTGAAGTCGGACGTTCCAGTAGCCCACTCGTGATGCGGGTTAAGCCCAAAGAAATCTTCCAAAGTATCGTGGAAGGTTTCGTGGAGTACTGGTCGGGTTTGGAAGACATTGAGATAATTGGGTTTGAGAGCATTGATGCCGAAGACCTGGTTGTAGATGAACCCGTCCAGGACACCGAAGATTTTAGTGAACCCGAACTAACAAGCCCAAATGAAGATGGGGTGCGGGATTACTTCGCACAAAGCCCGGAGGAAAATAGAATTGTAGTAAACCTTTCCATCCTCCCGAAATGGAAAATGTTGAATGAGTCTTTGAAGACATCCAACATCAAAGCCATACCGTTTACTAGTGAACTGCGACCAGAACCCACCGATTTCATTAAAATAGGGGAAGGTGATAGTTGGCTGTCAGTCATTCCAGTCGCTAAAGACGTTAGCCTAAAGTTGCTGGAGTGTCGACTTGAGAAAGGTCTTTTCACCCTCCCGACCTTTGATGACCTCAGTGTGTTGCTAGAGCACCTACGCACTACAGGTCAACACGCGGTGAACTTTTTTGTAGGTGATCTGGTAGTGTGTGCCTGGTACCAGTATAACGGTCGAATCTTTTTGGCAGAACTGGACCTGGTTAAGTGTCGTGTTGTTAATGTCAAGGAACCCCAAAACAACATCGCCCGCCAAACCGAAGATGGTACCGGTACTTACGTCCTGTTCCCGAAATTCACTAAATAAGGTAAATTAAAATGAAAAACTTTATTTTGATTGTAGTTTTCTCCCTTTTCTCTACTTTCGTTTATGCCACACCTGAAGAGTGTGTGGATCAATATTTTGCCGAATGGATTAACGAATACGGCAATATAAAAGGAATAAGCGAAGAACAGACAAAAGAATGGGAAGACGAATGTGGTCTTGTCTACGACACTCCCGAAAATAACTACACCCTTTCGCTGGGTGGCAATATCACCTTTAACCCCACAACCTATAACAACATGATCAAACTGATCAATAAGGGCGACACGCTCAATGTTATTGGTTATACGGTTAACCGTGGTACTTGTTTCCGTAAAGACCGTCTTTTTGGAGGGCCCCAAAAACTCCGCTTCGGCGAAACCATGAACCTTCAGTACCGTTCTGATTGCGAGTTATTGGAGGTGAAAGTCATCACTGATGTCGGTGAATTTGACTGGTCCTTTAATTAACGCATAAAAAAGAGTCTCCCAAGGGAGACTCTTTTTTTTTCATTCAAACCGTGGCGTAAAAAATGTCCATCATGTACTCATTGGCGTCTAACTTTAAAACGAGTTTAGAGTTAGATAATTCACACGAGTCGATGAAGTCATCCCATTTGTTTTCCATCAGTTCTAGAAACTGAACTGAGCTGCCGCGAGAGCGGTACCGTTCCAAGTACTCGTCCTTCAATTCCCGCTTAGGGTGAATGAGTATATAGTCAAGACCCCGTTCTTCCAACCCCTTCCGGACATCCTCATGGGAAGACACAAAGAGTAAATACCCCTCTTTATGCTTCTCCTCAATGTGATCAAGGTAATTCTTAGGAAACTGACTTTTATCAAATAAAGAACTATCACTATCCAAAACTTTGTCGTGAATGTCAGATAGTATCTTAAACGAGTGACTTTTACCCACTCCCGGAAAACCACTTATAATCATGTTATAACCCCTTTACTCTACCAAAATAATGAATGTGGGATGGATTCATTACCCACACTATCTCGGGGAAAAAGCGGCTCTATCTTCCGGTTCTTCAACGAAAGTGTGATGGGTAACTTCACCGCCACCACATCGTTTTCTCGGTAAACGTTTTCATCAATAGTCACTTCTTCTTCTTGAATCGTGGTATAATAGAAGCTTGCATAGTCCCGATGGAAGTTTTGTTTAATGAAGTCACGTAAAGCCGGTAATGATGTGTGGACAGCTTTCAGTTGGTATTTTTTCGTTTTGGGATAATGTAAAATCCCCTTTAGAACTTCTTCTTCGGTTAAGGCAAAATACAGCATGTCATTTACCATTTGATAGATGGGGGTTCTTCAAAAGACAGTTTATCGGCATGTAGACCTTTAAGGGTAGACCATTCACTGGATGTTACAGTCTGTATATCCAATAAATCAAACTGTTTAAAATCACGTGAACGCTCAAAGGTAATCCGATAGTAACCTTTCTCTAAAACATTCTCAGTGTCAAACGCAATGGAACCTTCAGAAATCTCCAATAGCATCTGAACGTGGTACAATCGCGTTCTCTTTTTATCCGAAAACGCTGTGGTCATGACTTGTCGGTAGAAGAAACGACCCACTATTTTGGATGGGTATTTCCATTTCTCTTTACTGTAAGGTACTAACCAACACTCTCCTGACTCTTCAGCATCATACAGGATACTTTTATTGGGCCGTAAAACAGTTTCGTTTTCAAACACGTAAATATACCACCCCCCATTCCAGTCGCCCCAATCGTTACTGAAATCGTATAGATCAGAAACATACCCGATCAAACATCCTTTAAGGGTAGGTGCTACAGATACCCTAGGAACTGAACGGTCCTCTTTATTAGCAGTGCGCCTAGAAACGCTGGGTATAAAGTGTTTAATCTTAGGGTCGGTCGGGATATGAAAAAGTCGTTCGTGGTGTTCGACCGTAACTTTTTTCTTTAATGTTGGATAAGCCGTGTCTAAATATGTCTGCAGTTTCTCATTATCACTCTCTTGAGATTCCATGGTGATACTAACCCTAAAGTGTTTTATAAAATCGAGTATTCCCGGATAATCGTTAAACCTGACCCTTAACCCGTCGTCCCAGACTTGTTGGATGTTTTCCGACTGGGTGCCCCACTTCAGGTTATTGGGTTTAACGTTGGTTCGATCATTATCCAAGTGTAAGACAACCGCACCGTCAAAGGGTGGTGGTCCTTTAAACGCTAGACACATGATGATGTGTAGGTACTCTAACGTATGTCGTTTGGCCCCGTCACGGTATACCGCCACACGAAGGTAGCGACCACTCATAGAGCCCTTAGACACCCTCCCTGTCTTTTTGGTGAGGATCTCCCCTCTGGGGTTAGCACAATACCCTGAGAAGCCCGGAATTTCAAACCAACCCGTATATTGTTTAGAGGGGATGGGATTAAAAATGTCAGTCATGGTAACTACCCAATTTTTCGAACCCTTCTTCAATCAGGATGTCTTTCAGTAAACGATTGTCAGGGAGTATCACATTCCCCTCAACGCGATTATAGACACCCCAGCCCCATACTTTTAAACGCAACGGTTTTTGAGACAACAGTTCAGTCGCCCGTACAGTTGCAGCTTCACCGTGGGTGCGTTCTGCTTCTGTTTTGGGTCGCCACGTTTCTGGTGCATCAAAATCCTTAATGCGGACTCGCTGATCGGTTCGGATACCCAAACCCAAGTCGATTTCAAAATCCATAGTGTCAGCATCCACAATGTTCGTGAGTCTGACTGGAAAGACGTGCGTGGGGTACTCTTCTGCGATGACGGGGTGACAATGGGTCAGTACCGAGGATAAAATAATGAGTATAAATTTCTTAAACACCACTTTTATCCTCTACTTATTTGAAGCTTTAAGTGCCGTTTGAACGCTTCCGGGTCATTGAACAGGGCAACCTTCTGCCAGACTTCATTGAAATGTTGTTCGTAAAGTTCATTAGCATCGGCGTAACCGTCTACGATTTCTTTAAACCGACCTAAACTCACACCGCCCGACAATTCAGCCTGGTCAATTTCAATAACCAGCTTATTAAAGATATAAGCCTTGGTAGCAAATTCAACCAGTTTACTGAATGCGGGAATGGATTGAGGTTTCAGGTGACTGAATTCGGAATCCGCTTCTAAAACACAGCGTAAGAACAACATACCGGGTAAACGCATCGTGTCGCGCACCAGAACCGTGTTCTCACCGATTAAACTGACGTAGGCGGTAGACGTCATGGGTATAGGCAAATGCGCCGCTACAAGCCCGTCTGCAGCGTCCATCAGCGCACTCCCTTTAAACTGCTGTGGGTTAGTGTAACCTATAACGCCGTTCTGACCAAAACTCAAATGGAGCACCTTGCTGATAGTTCTTCCCTGGGTCATGCTCTTAGGGATACGGTAAACCGTATTGTAGGTATCAATGTGTTTAGGCACGACATTGTACAGAGGCAACGTGGTTTCAGTACCCCCCACCAAATTACAGTCCGGAATAACACGGTCGTTAATGACCTCTTCACGGATACGGTAGTCCAGAGATACTGGGGTGTGGATACCGCCTAACGCAGTGTTCTTTATAAAAGCGCGTTCTAAAATCTGTCGGGGAATACGGTTTTTAACGTCCGATAACGCTTTCTGAATGGCATTCATCGTCAGTCTCCTGTAGGGGATAATCAGTAAATAATAATTGACCTTCTCTATAGTTTAGAGCATCAAAAACGGTAATACTGTGAAGTAACCCGCTTTTCATTGACACTTTCCCATTAACAGGAGAATTTAGATGTCAACAGCTAATAAAGGTACAATTCGTCTTTACGGTGCAGGTGGTGCCGGGATTAACTGTATCTCCATTTTCAATAATGTCGAAGAAGTACCTGGTTGCGCTAAAATCCTAACCAGTTACATTGACACCAGTCGCTCTAACCTGAAGCCCGAATTCAAAGAAGACGATTGTTACCTTTTGAAAGGAGTGGATGGTTCTGGTAAAATCCGTCGGGAAAACCACCGTGAAATCTCAGAGTCCATTAAACAGATTCTTTTGGAGCACAAACCCGGTGACTTCAATGTGGTGGTCTCTTCAGCGTCTGGTGGTTCAGGGAGTGTCCTGGCTCCGCTCTTGCTGGCCGAGTTGCTCAAACGCGGCGAGTCTGTTGTGTACTGTCTGATTGGTTCAGCCGAGTGTACGGTCACCGCCACCAACACACTGAATACCCTGAAATCAATCGCTGCAATCTCTGAACGCAACGACGTTCCTGCTATTGTTTATTATGAACACAATGACGATCGCCCGCGCAGCGAAGTAGATACCTCTATCCGTTACGCCATCGCGACCCTGGCTAACCTGAGTTCACGTCAGAACACAGAACTAGACAGTAAAGACATTTCCAACTGGGTACGTTTCAATTACAGTACAGGCGTACCGGCCCAGTTAGCACTCCTGGATGTTTTCACTGACCCGGACCAGGTGTCATTGGTTAAAGACCCAATCTCCATTGCCAGCCTTTACAACGACCCCGACCAAACCAAGGTTAAAGCAACACCTGAATACAGCTGTGTGGGCTATATGACCAACAAACCCAAAGACTATGACCAGATTCACTTGGTTATCTCGACTGAAGGTTTGGAAGGGATCTACGACAAGATTGGTGAAACAGTTAACAGCTATGTTGAACGTCGTGAAGGTCGCCAAGCCAAACTTCGCATCGTCAGTGAGAATGATAATGTGACTGACGATTACCTCGTACTTTAATGAATAGGTGTTACATGACCACTGGATTGTTTGTGTGTGAAAGCTGTAACTGTGTGGACCATATTGAATTGGCGTACACGGTACAGGAGAGACAGTACGACCACGCCCAGTGGTTGTGTACAGAATGTCAAGGAAAACCTTGGCATAACCAATTCCCTAAACTCCCTTTCGATGAAACAGAAGACAACGTTGTAAACTACCCCAGTGGAATTGGTCTGGGTTAATGTGTATAGTATGCAAGTGTTAGTTCCTTTTCTGTCGATGCGCTGCTCTTTAACAAATCGGACTAAAGAACGGGTTTATACAAACCCGTTCTTAAACTTGTCGATCGTCTTTACGGTCTTCTTAAGCATTCGTAAATCGTATGAATGCGACCCTTGAATGGGTCACTATAGAGAGAACCTCCCCTTATTAGGGGAGGATTTCCTTTTTATGCTCTAAATTATGAAGGTTACCTTTAATAAAGTATAGGACTTTAAAATGTTTGAGAGAATGTTACTCTCCGGTACAGCCGGAGGGAAAGGAAAAGGGAGAAAACTAGGACTGTTTAACCGACCCTTACTCGCCAGTGACGGAGGCGTGGACTGGTATGGGGAGGTTACGAGTGAGGAATTGATTGATGGGGTAGGTTTAGCCAGTCTGATAGGGTTAACCGCAGGTACAGCTCAGTATCCCGATGCAGGTTGGCTCCACGTAGGACTGGATGGTGGACCGGATCTCTTTGTTGCGAAGAAGCCTTTGCGCTACAACCTGACAGCGGCAGAGGCAAAGGTCGCAGGTCTGTATTTGGGACATGAAATCGAGATTGAGGGTGTCAGATACCGCGTACGTAATCTGGAGGGTGTTAATAAAAATGCCACATACGGCAGCAACACAACCTTGTACGACTCTGTCGAAACCCATGGGACCGAATGGAATCGGATCATGTACCGATTGGTGAAGCCTTCAGAAATAGGCAGCCAGATCGCGTCTGATACCACAGTGTCCGAAGGTGAATATGTACCGTTGGCATCCTATAGTTATGATGAGCTTGGCATAAACGCTATGAATGGATCACTGTCCATCACGAATGTTCGAGGTCGGCCGGACGTTAATGCATTCTTCAGAGGAGGTGGAGCGGTCTCGTCAGTACATAAATCGACAACTTATAGCTATAGTGGCACAAATCGCGGCTGGCGTCCTGTACTCGAGCGTGTGTAAAAAACTACATAGGACCAGATGATATAGACGACAAGTACGTCTTAGGTCCTAGGTTAATCTCTAGAGGGATTGAAAATTTAAACCTTATTACTGAGGTAGCGCTTGGTGATATAAAGAGATGCGCCCACACTACGTTAGCTGACGAGTTGGGAAGTTGTAAACGAAAACCATAAGAGAGTGAAACTTCGCCGATATAGGTTTTGCTTAAGGTTCAGTGTGCAGCCTTTAAGGTATCAACAGGTAAATGTCGACCACTACTTCTGGTACCTTAATGGAAGCACGTTGGTGTGTTGCGTAAACGAGTGAGGTGCAATCGGAGTTTTCTGATTCCTTTGGCCGATTGTAGGGGGTTGCGGGACCCCACCAAACTTGTACCCGGCTTTTAATCCGACTCGGTGTTCGAGGAGTAGACTGCAACTCTTCTTTTAGTGAGGTTTCCGGTATAACCTCGTTCACTGGTACACTGAGTCGTTTTAAGAGTATGACATTCCGTAGGACGGGGTAGCGGACCTTTTCAAAAATTCAGCGGGGCGAAATCTCCGCTGAATTATTTTTGCGTTTAAGAAGGACTAGAGGAAAAGAATATGTATTCAACATATCTTAGTGCGCTAAATGATTTATCTGGTATAATGGACTCCGTCTATAACACTGTATGTGATTATGCTGAACATATGCCACAGGTGTTAATAAAAGAATTTCGAACAGCAATAGTACACGGACCCAGACAGACCGGTAAAAGTCGAGCAGCGGTGAATTTCTATAGTAACCAAGAGTGTGCTATACTGGTAGTGCCTAACCGGGTCCATGTTGTATCAATGAAGCAATGCGTTAACCACGTGTTTGTCGAAACAACTTTGTCAAAATCGCAAAGCGAAAAAATAATCACGGCATCAAAATTACTCAAGCTGCTAAATGAATATGATTCAACACTTTTAAAGGAAACCGACATTTTTGTTTTGGACATCATGGGTAGTCCTGAAGAAGGTGAGCTGATATCCAGTTTAACGGATTGGCTAACAAAAAATAAACGATTTAAAAGTAAAGTTTTTATTTTATAAAAAAAAAAGACAGGCTGCAGCCTGTCTTTCTATGCTGTTTAAAATTAATTCAGGTATATATTATCAAATTGAACCAATAACCTTAATGAAGGCGAACACATGATTAACTATTACGGTATACTTAAAGAGGTCCTATCTCCAACGCCATAAAAGTGATGTTAGCTAACTACGCTGACCCCTAGTAAGATTAAAATTTTTGAACTGTAAGGAAAAGAACATGTTCACAGAACCGATGGCGGGAGAGGCTCGTATTGTGTGGTCACACGTAAGATGGCTGAAATTACAGAATCGGTCAGACCCATTTACTTACTAAAGTAAAAAAATACTTCCCTTCTAAACGTATGACGAACTAACATTCGTTCAAACATAGTGAATACCTCCTGTTGTAGATCGGAGGGTGAAATTAAGTAACCCTCCACCCACTTAGAAACTCGTGTTCGGGTAAATATGGTAAAAGCGTTCAGAGTAATGGGGAAACGTTAGGTCGCCTTGAACTAACGTTATCCTATTAAAAAAAAAAGACTGATTAAAAGTTTTATACGGGTATGGCCAAATCGGTAAAGGCAACAGATTTAAAATCTGTCGGTGTTAGCACCTTGCGAGTTCGAGTCTCGCTACCCGTACCACTATGATCCTGTCTAACAAAACAAAACGAACCCACTCGTTGACTGGTAACTTCAGAAACTACCATCGCGTTAGACAGGGTCTCACTATTAGGGCCTATAGCTCAGTTGGTCAAGAGCATCCGTAAAAAAATATTATTTGTATGTGTGCTCTAACCAAAGCATAATTAGTTGTCCCTGTAGCTTAGCGGTCTAAAACAGCAAGCTCATAACTTGTAAATCGTGGGTTCAAATCCCACCGGGGACACCACTTAAAAATTTTAAGGATTATGCTATGAAAACCAAAATAGAACTAGACTACCCATACACCAAAAGATGGAAAACAGAATCCATTGGTCACAGGTTCAAGTCCTGTTGGGCCCACCATACATTAAATAAAAGGAAAGGGTTTGACCTTTCCTTTTTATGCCGACAACCCTAAGGACGGTGTGAATTTTGAACGTTACTTTTCACTTTGTAAGGAATCAATAAATGAATAAAGTAGTATGGAACAAAAACGCAGTGTGGGCACGTGACTGTAAAGATCACCCGGAAGTTCGAAGTACGTCGTATGGTGAAGTATTCGAGATATTAGGCACTGCTGGGTGTTCACGAGAAGAACCGTTTTGGTCATGGATGGTGTTGGGGGTTTTGGAGACCGAACGCGGTAAACAGTTGGTGTGTCCCGGTGACAGCATCATTGAAATTGTAGAGGGTGTATACCTGGTGACAAGTGACACTGATTTGGCTGTCAAAATAGTAAATAGGACCCAACCCCAATATCCAATAATAGGTACAATCAATTTGTACCTGAATCCACACTCGTTCAGTGATGACCGTTTGGGTAGACTTTTAAAGTTTAAACCGACGAAAGACGGACCGAAGCTCCCGATGTCCACTACCAAATATAAAGCTACTCCCCAAAATACTGAGAAATACGGTAACGTCGAGTTAACTTTCATATCCAATCATGAAATCTTTGATCTGAATACTTGGGACGGTTTCAATGATGTTTCTCAAGTTACAGAATTTTTGTCGAACGGGACTAGTGAGCGACAGGTCTACTTATTCTTTAAGGAGTTCTTACGTCTTATCTGTACGTGAAGTAAAAACTACGGGTTTTAATATCTTATAGACAAAAAAGTCGCCATAAAACAAATAAGGGGGGTGAATTGCTACTTAATCTATTTGCCCCCTGGGCAATCCTTTAAAATACTTTCCATAAAAAGCCGCTTTGACAAAACATTTTGTGGTATGTCAGTGACGTCGTGTAGGACTTGAGACTGACGATAAAAAAAAATGCTAAGGAGGGACTGACCCCCTCCTTAACTTTTATACGGTTTCTTTTTTTTTTTGAGGATAAACGTTAATGAAAGCTATTCCCGTAAAGATAGTGGGCGACCAAGGGTTTAAGAAATGTGACTTACAAGAATGTACTCACGTGATGATACATATACCCAGCAGAACCTACCCCGAATCACTACCCGTCATTCTGAAAGGTAGTCGCGACAATAGTGGGGGATGTTGGAGTTGGAATGGCGACTCTCTTGATCCCACTTTAAGACCCAGTATTTTAACTGTGAATCCAGGGACAGGTTTTCGGTGCCACAGTTTTGTTAATGATGGAAAGGCTAAATTCCTTACCGACTGTAGCCATAACTTAGTTGGTCAGGAAGTGGATCTTTTAGAGGTCGACCCAAAATTTTACCAGTGAAATAAAGAGTTCTCTCAACACAATACTATAGGGGGCGGCCGCAATCAAGACAAATCCGATTAGGGGTACGTTGAGACCACCACTTGAACAGGAAAGCGTTGTTAGGTCGCTCTTTTTATATGACTCTGGGTGTGACACCTTAAACCGAATGCTTGTCGTTTTCTCCCCTTTTACGACAACTTCGTCCATGTCCACTCAGAGTCTCCCACCTTTTTTTATACGCTTATTTTTTTATAGGGAGCAACGTTGTGGTTAAAAAGGTTCAGGTTAGGATAAAGCGTGGGGCCACTATTTTACACAACAATAAATTAGGTAAGTGGCCTGTAACTGAGAAAGGGCGGATGGAACATGTAGATATGATCTTTGATGGGGTTCACAAGATTCTAAATGGTGAGGTTTTGTGGGAGTGCACATCCAAGGGATACGGAAGTACAGGACATTATGGTCACGGTACAATTACAGTATTTGACCAGGCAGTTGAGGTCGTTTAGTCTCCTAGCCCCACAAAGGGGCTAGGAGCTCCACTATACCGTTTTAAAGTTAAAAGTCACATAGATCCACCATCTTATAGGAACGTCCCGTAGAAGCCAAAATAGAAAGTTCTAGGGATTGTGTTAAAATTAATTCAGGTATATATTATCTAGGTAGACACTTTACACTAGAGAAGGAAATGATGACATGCGGTTACCTTGTTTTAATGACGTGCATCCCAAACCACTAGAACACTGTCGACCCAATCAGTTGGTGAACATCTACCTGATGACGTCTTATCTTTATTACCATTTGGACGAAAGTGTGATAACAGATGCTGAGTTCGATTACGTCTGCACTGAACTATATAAACATTTTGACGACATTACACACCAGCACAAATATCTGATAGATAAGGATCAGCTAATAGCCGGTACAGGCTACTATATAGCCCACAACGAGTTTCCCAATATCGTAATAGGCGGTGCTAAGATGTGGTTAAAGGAGTCCCTCTCGCGACAAGGTCGTTGGGGGACACGAAAAGTAAAAAAGTCCCAAAAGGAATACGTCCGTAAGAAGATCATTGCTAATACAGTGGAGGAGATTAATGGTTGCATGTCCAACATGGGTTTATGGGATGCCAGCATTAATTCCATCGACCGGATAAATCCCCGTACAGTAGTGGCCACCGTTGACTGTTTAGAATAACTTGACAATTAAGGAATCCAGTTGTGATATACGTCCTCCCAATCAACGAAATGTCCCGCTCGTTTCATGGTCAAACCTTACGTTTCCTGGAAGAGAAAGAGCTCGACCCTTCAATGTTCTCTTTTGCTAAATGTGAAGCGCTTGTAACGGCCGTCCTTTACAGGGTTTTGTATGACAAGTTTTATTGGATCCCCTACGAGGAAGAAAGGCATCACGCTGGCCTAAGTGTTAACGACGACGGGGCAGTCGTCATGACATTCCAACCCTTGTCTTCTAATAGTCAGCTCTATAACGCTGAAGAAGAATATGTAAGAGCCTTGACTCGACTGTTCGATTGGATGACCACAGATGCCGAAGAAGAAGACTTGTGCAACCCCACCGTTTTGAAAGAAGTGATGATTACCAATCAGTATGATTCGACGGTTGTGGATGACGTGTGGTTATCTATCAACGAGTTAGTGAAAATGGCTATACCAGAGAAAACCTGGAAAGTTTGGGAAGTCCAACGTCTGGGCTGCGACCTGTACTTGAAAGAAGGTGAAGATTATCGCATCAAAGATTGGATGAAGCGCCACCGGGGAGTTTAACCGAAATGGTTAAAAACTACGTATTTAATATCGCGGACTGTGAGAAAATTATCCAACACGGACTGGAACCTTACATCGGTGTGGTGGTACTCTACTCTAACTTCCAGCCCATTGTTCACTCAATGGTGGAAAACTATCTGTACGGTAGTCCTTTGTCGTCCTTACCTCAAATCACAGGTATGGTTCGCGCGTATGGGGTCCCAACTGACGTCGCAGAGGAAATCGTCCTTTCAGCCAAAAACCCACTGACCTTAATGCTCTATGAGGTTATGGGCCCACTGAATCCGGATTCAGCCTATGACTTTGAGATCACGCCACTTGGGGACCTTAAAATAACCGAGATGACTGCCCAACCACCTACTGAAGAACAGCTATTCATAGAAAGTATACGGGAAGGCGTGAGTCGCGGCGATTACTACCCCGAGCATCTCAGGCGTTTAGCAGGAGTATAACGGTGCAATATACCAAAGAACCCTTTTACAAAATGGTGATCGCTCGTAATGAGGTCCCGTTAGTCCGTCAGGACGTTTTGTCGGGGTTGGGGTATAGTCAAGACATGTTTGTCTCGTATGTGGTATTCACACTGCCGCTATTAGACTTGAGCGACGTCGATGGTTCGATTTCGTCATTTCTTGATGAGTTGATATCTGATGTATTGAATATAGAGGAGTCCCTCCCGGAATGGGTGGGCTTCCTTTATGATGAGTATTATAAAGTGGCGTACCAGCTCTCTAAATACACCTTCCCTTATCTGGATAATATTTCTAGTATGGAAAATGTGTTTCTAGAAGGGTTGTCACTGACCAACTCCCCCCAAGACCCGTATTACGTTATTGAATTTGAGATTTATACCGAATGAACGAAAAGGAACGCATTATGCGATTAAAGCAAGGCATCTTTTATATGAACGTGGTGTTGGATACCCGTTCGATTTATATGAGGGTGTTGGATTCAATTTCGGCATTATCGGAAGGTGACGTTACCTCCACGAATATTCTAGAGTGTACGTTTCGAGCGTGGTCGATGTCCACTAACTCCATCGTAGACCTCAATTGCAATGGTTTTATAAGTCCACGTGATGCCATAATGATCACGGTAGCTGAATTCTGTGGAGCCGACGCCAGAAGTTCCGATGTGGGGTGTGAAACCAAGTTCACTAAACTGTGTGAACTCTGTCACGACATTTATTTGGACATTGCACCCCAACTCGATAACGCGTGGTTCCTGGTTAATGAAGTGCGTGACATAAAAGTCAAGCGCTTTGTTGGGAAGGACATGGTTGTGGAAATTGAATACAATTAAACAGGTGGTCGAAATGATAAGTGAAAACATCATAATTGACAGTGAAGTAGATTACCGGATTTTCTACGCCACGACCTCAGCAATGTCGAATGTTGATTATGACCCTATTGAAGTCACTGCCTTAATCTTCAATGAGTTGAGGTCGGCAACCGCTATAGAAGAGCGCCTTGAGGCGTTAGCCGAATCTTTCAAAGATAGGGGACGTTCACCCGATGACATTAAAGACGGTCAAATCCTTTCGGTTGCAGTAAGGACGTTGGCTTTTTCTATGTTGGAGTGGGTTCGTAAAATTGGACTTTACAACGAACAAGGCAAGATGACTTATACATTTGAAGAACTCTTGTCGGGTAAAACCGTTCGACTCAGTAGAGACACGTGCTCAACCAAAGTCAGTATTCCAGCTGGACCTTTGAAAAACTTTTTTCAAGAATGGTTAAACGAAATAAGAAGTACGAACGACAAAAAACTTAGACTTATAAGGTGAAGTCGTGAATGAAATACGTCATTGTTGAGTGTTCCGAAATCACACTTGCACTGAAGATAGTGCAGCGTATCATTTTCCCAGACTGTGAGGTCGGGTACGAAGCTAAACAACAGTGTCGGTCGGCAGTTGAAGAATTGCTTCTGAGTTACTTAGGTATCCGCGACACTCTGTTGGAAGATGATAGTATCTGGGTATACGAGGAATGTTGTGACCTCTTTGAGTTACTGACAACCAGACCAATCTGGCAGGACTACGAACACGAAATCGAAGCTGTAAAGTTGATTGATTTCAGGGGTGGTCTACTAATTGAATTAAAGTGAGGGGGCGTCATGTCCAATTTCGATTTATTGAAACCTAAAGCAGTCGTGAACTTTGATGTTTATCCTGCTGCTATACTGGGTTCTAATTTTAATAACGTTCGCGTTGAAGCTATACTGGATGCTGAGACCGCTCGAATGATTGGGTACGATCCGTGGAGTATGCATGTTAACGTGTATCCTACGCTCCCTGAAGGGACACCTAATGACCCTAATGACTACCTCTTTGTCCGACTGAAGCTTGAGTCGGGGGAAAGTGCTATTGTAGGACTGCCTTGGATTCGAGAAGAGTCCATTGAACAAGTCAGTTACACCACCATTTCACTGAAGATTCCTAACGTGGGACCAGGTGACGTTGAGAAGGTGGTTAAAGCGTTGTCAGCGAATGGTTATAAAACCAGTGACATTAAATTGGTTTAATGACGAGTCTCCTTCGGGAGACTCTTTTTTTTTGTCTTAAACTATGAGTATACTCAAAAACCACTAAAGGTCATTTAAAATGTTTGAAAGAATGTTACTCTCCGGGACAGCCGGAGGGAAAGGAAAAGTGAAAAAGGCGGCTTTATTTAACCGACCCCTACTCGCCAGTGACGGTGGGGTCGATTGGTACGGGGAGGTTTCCAGTACTGAATTAATCGATGGGGTAGCGTTAGCCAGCCTGATAGGGTTAACCGCAGGTATAGCTCAGTACTCGGATGCAGGCTGGCTGTACGTCGGGTTAGACGGTACTGAATTATTAATCGCAAAACGTCCTTTGCGTTATGGCCTGACCTGGAACCATATCAATGAGGTCAACGCCGTGTACGGGAACCGTACCATCGAAATAAACAGTCAGCTCTATAAAGTCCGCCTCCTTAAAGGGGCGAACTCCGACCCTACAGTAAACGCAGAAGGTTATGACGTTCCCTCCTCTCACGGGAGTGAATGGAACCGTATTTTCTACCGGTTAACCAATGACACCTACCTCAACAGTCAGAATACCAAAGCCTCTGAGGGCGAGTTTACTCACTTAGCCCGGTATTCCGAGAGTGATTTACTCTTGTACCACAGTTCCGGTAACGGGAGCTACTGCTACTGTCAAGAAACCTCAGGGAGTAACCGAGTCGCTCGCGGTGGCATGGGCGTTTCTTTCTTGAGTATGCGCGGGGCACCGACTGCGGATTCGGGCCGTGGTTGGCGTCCTGTACTCGAGCGCGTCAATTAATAAAACATAGAAAAGAGTCCTCCCGTGGGTGGACTCTGTTTATGACCTAAAAGTCTTTTTTAACAGACAGGTTCTATAGTCTGAACGTAACAAAGGAGTTCTCTAAAGATGAAGAATCATTTTTTAAAACCCGCCAATGAATACAGTCGTGACTTGAACGTTGTTAAGAACTATAAAGAAGATATGGCGTTGTTCTTGTCTAAACGCACCGGTAAACCACTTGAAGTGTGTCAGGAATACATGGAAAGGGAAACAGGGAAGGGTGGTAAGTTTGAACTCAAAGAACCTCGGGCACTGTGCTTGACCCGTAATAAACACGGGGACCGAGTTAAGGAGGCGATTCCCTATTCAGAATACCTCAGGGACATCGTCGAAAACAAACGCTTGATGTCACCTGCAATGACGGTCTACCTCAACCCCGAAGACAAGCCCAGTATTTTGGCTGAATACATCAGTCAGAACATCGCTAACCGTGCACGCGTTAAGAAAGAAGGTATCGCGGCTAAGATGGCGGGTGATCAAACGCTGGCTGACATCAAAGAAAACGAACAGACCACCTTTAAGATTGCCAACAACTCATTGTCGGGTGCTCAGGTATCACCTCACACCATCTTGTATAACAAGTCAGCTCACTCCAGTTTGACCTCTACGTGTCGCACCGCCACCAGTTACGGTAACGCAAACAATGAAAAGTTTTTATGCGGTAACCGCCACTACTGGTGCCCGGACGTCGTGAAAGCGAACATTGTTTCTATCTTACGGCATGTTGACTTCGATCTCATCAAACAAGCAATGGATCACTTTAATCTACACTACCCAACCGCCGAGGAAGCGTTAGAGTGTGTAACCTATTCCACCGACTTGTATTGGAAGAACGAACACGAAATTTCTGAAATTTTTGAACTATTGAAAAGACTCACGCCACTCGAGCGTGCTACGTTTATTTATGTAGGTGACCTCTACCACCTCAGGAAATACAACGACGACGTAGTAAGGAAATTCATTGGGACGCTGTCCACCAAAGCAACGACCCCGTTGGACGATCCCGCGCCGTACATGACTAACTTGGATAATGACACCAAGGCGTTTGTATCACTACTCTGTACGAAGGAGTTGAATGGTGAGGTATTGGATAAACTGGCCGATAAAGACCCAGAAGCCTATGCTAAAATAGCTCACACGGTTAAAAACACCTTTGAATGTCTTGACCAACACCAATTACTGATTAAAGCCTTTTGGACAACCGATAACGTCCCTGCAAGCATTGCCTATCTTAGGGACAGTATCCGCCGTGCGGCTGTTACGTCAGACACAGACTCTACTATCTTCACGACACAAGATTGGGTAGAGTGGTATGTGGGTGAGATTAACTTCACAGAAGAAGCCAACGCTGTTTCGTACGTCATGGTCTACTTGGCCACACAAGCGATTATACACGTCCTGGCTATACAGTCTACAATCATGGGGGTTGTTCCAGACAAACTCAATGTGTTGGCTATGAAGAACGAGTACGCCTTCCCGGTCTTCAGTTTGACGGCTATGGCAAAACATTATTACTCGTATATGTCGGCACGTGAAGGTAACGTGTTCAAGGAGTTTGACCTTGAAATCAAAGGAGTGTACCTAAAGGATTCCAACTGTCCCCCAGCAGTCATGAAACAAGCGCAAGACTTGATCTGTGACATAATGGACAATGTCATTGCCGGGAAGAAGATGTCTATAAACGCCCTTTATCAATTGATAGCGGGGATTGAAAAACAGATCATCGATTCCATTAAGTCAGGTTCTTCAGAATACTTGGCAGGTGGCTCTGTTAAAGACATAGGTTCCTACACCAATCCTTCATCTTCACCCTACCAGCATTATTTGTTGTGGCAAGCGATATTCGCTCCGGTTTATGGGGACGCACCTCCTCCCCCTTACTCAGCGGTTCGAATTTCTTTGGACATTAATAACAAAACTCAAATGCAGGCATGGGTCGATAGCATTCAAAACCCTGATATCAAAGAAAACCTTATCCGTTGGATGAAGGATCAGAATAAAACAGTTATACCCACACTTTTACTACCACGACCCGTTGTGGAAATGGTAGGGATTCCTAAAGAAATAGTACAAGGTATGGATATTCGTAAGATCGTGTTCTCGATCACGCGACCGTTCTACCTGATCCTGGAATCGCTCGGTGTTTATATGAAAAACGATAACAATACGCGTTTGATTTACGATACTGTATACGGTGAGACTATTTAGTCTGACGGTATAGTGGAGAGTCTAGCCCTAGGGCTAGACTCTCTGGTTTTATGCGCAGTGATACATGGATAAGTTATACTCATTAAAGAGTGCGTCCACTTTATCCATTTCTTCTTTAGACCGTTTCTTAGGTTGGGTGAGGATAGCTTCAGAACGATCGAAATCAAAGGGGAACGGTGGGATAGGGGTTTCTTTATTAGGGACTTCCAAATCCACTTTAGCCCAGGGATGTAAAGACCCGTAACGATCAACGTAAACATCCACTTCCCACACCAAACCACCCTCGGCTTTAAGCTTAAATCGCTTCTTGCGAGTCCCGGTGTTGGAAAAGACT